ACTCTGCGGCTGTGCACTCGTTTGCGCGACCCGAGGACTTGGTGCTTATTGCGACGCCTGAGTTCAAGGCAAACGTTGACGTGACTTCCCTGTCCGCCGCATTTAACCGGAGCGACGCTGAGGCTCCGTCTCACATCATCACAGTGCCGGGCGAGGCTCTGGGGATGGCTGATACGTCGGCCATTCTGACCAGTAAGCAGTTCTTCGTGATTAAGGATATTCTCCTTGAGAACCGGAGTATTTCTAACCCCGAGGGCCTTTACGACAATTTCTGGCTGCATCACTGGTCGGTTATGAGTGCGTCGCCGTTCACCCCGGCTATTGCGTTCGGTACTAAGCCGAATACGGTTGTGGTGACGCCTAAGGCCGAGACTAATGCTGCGATTACTTCTCTGCTTGTGAGTAGGCCGGATGGTACTCAGTCGACTATTATGCCTCCTGGGGCGGTTCGTCAGGCGACTATTCAGTGGAAGACGCTGCCCGCGAATAAGGGTTACGCTACCGACTGGTATCTCAAGAACGCAAAGTCTAAGGGAACGAAGATTTCTAATGACGGAGTTCTTACCATCGGGGCCGATGAGCCCGAGGCGTTCCTCACTCTCGGTGTGAATGTTGACACTAAGGGCGAGGATGGCAATAAGCCCCTGAATAAGGAGATTAGTATTCAGGTCAAGAAGTAATATCTGAATCAATGTAGAACCGGGTGTCCAATGGGCGCCCGGTTCTGCTATGCTTGGACTTGAAGGAGGACGATATGTCAGAGATTTATGCAATGCCGCCTGAGACGCGCGCGGGCTTGTCGTTTGATTATTCTGTGTGGTCTGCGGGCAGTGTTATCACGATGGTTAACGTGCCTTTCGATAACACGTATCGGGATATTGTTGACTGGAAGTCGTATGGCCACACACCTTACGCTTATGTCAAGTCTTTCAATAACCTGCACAAGGTTGAGATTAATCAGATGACTTATCTTGCGCAGGGTAAGCCGATTCGTATTCCTACGCCTTTCACTAAGGCGAATCAGTACAATTATGTGATGGTCGAAAACCCTGGGCGTCCTGTTAACAACATTGGTTTTGAGGGTTACACGCCTAGTGTGTTTTTCTATTTCATTACCAGCATTGACTACATTGCCCCCAATACCACGCAGTTGACGCTGCAACTTGATGTTTGGACAACCTATTACCAGCGTATCAACTTTGGGCGCAGTTATCTTGAGCGCGGGCATATGGGGATTGCGGCAACTGATTCTTTCGATAACTACGGAAAGAACTGGTTGACCCAGCCTGAGGGCCTGGATATGGGCTCCGAGCACCAAATTATCCGAACCTACCGGCGATTGCTGGCGGATGTTAATAATTACGATTATGTTGTGATTGTTACTTCTACAACAAAACTTGACGCCAATAATGGTTACGGTGACGAAAACAATCCTCGCGTATCTATGGCCACTTCCTCGCGAACCGAAGGAATCCCTAACGGCACCGAAATTTATGCGTGCACCGCGGGTAATTTTAAATCCGGTATGGAAGGGCTTCGTTATTACCCCTGGGTCGCACAGGGAATTGGGTCAATCACTATTGTCCCTAAAGATGTTGTTGACTTAAATGCCGGCGACAAAGTTAAGGTTGGTGAGAAAACAGGGCAAGGAACGTGGACATGGTTATCCGACAACAGTGTTTACATTAATCGTAATTATTCGTTGACTGACGCTAGTTTTAGGAATGAATTTCTTTCGTTACTTCCTAAGGAATATCAGGAACTTAAGAAATTCGTGACATCACCATACTGCATTGTTGAGTTGACAACATATTCAGGGAATCCCGTTGAATTTCGCCCTGAGTCCATCCGCACAGCCGGAATCAATATTAATCAATATGCACATGTTGTGCCGCCTAATCCGTCCTTGTTTTTCACTATTCGGGACTACAACACAATCACTGAATCTGTGATTGTTGAGCGCCGTGCCGGCAAGGTGACTAACGAGTACGGCGAGGGCTGGGATATGTGTACCGGATACACCTCACTTCCAACATTCTCGGCCGTCAACAATTCCTCGCTGAATGCACTTGCTTCGTCGGCACACACTGCGGCGGCTCAGGTTAATAACGCGAAGTGGCAGCAGCAGCGTGCTCAGCGTGCTGCGACGGCGGCGCGGGATGTGGCTAATGCGGGTATTGCTGCGACTCAGGCTGGGGCGGAGAATTCTATGTGGGGTAATTCTGCGATGGCCGATTCTCAGTCTCGTTACAATAATATGAGGGCTACTGTTCAGGCTACTCAGGGTGCTATGACTGCGCTTGGCGGTGTTATGGGGCTGAATGGTTCGGCGGCTGGTGCTGGTATTGGTCAGGCGGCTACGGCTGGTGTTTCTGCGATGATTAATAATTCTCAGGCACAGTCGACGGCGAATATTCAGAATCAGTTGGCTAGTGGTGCTTCGCAGATTTCTCAGCAGCAGCAGAGAACTGTGCGTGACACTAACTATGAACTAGCCCAGTTTGCGGCCAATGGTGATTATGAGGCGGCTATTGCTTCGATTAATGGTCAGCGTCAGGACATGCAGGTTATTCCACCGTCAGTGGTTGGACAGACTTCGGGCTATGTGTCTGCGATGGTATCCAACGGCCTTGTGATTGATGCTAGAATTAGGAGTGTTTCACCGGCGGCTATGCGCAGTATTGGTGATTTCTGGCTTAGGTATGGGTATTTGATGAATACTTGGATCAAATTCCCGAAGACACTTAGTCTTATGACTGAGTTTACATATTGGAAGATGGCTGAGTGCTACTTGGTTGATACGACTATCCCTGAGGGATTCAAGGCTAGTGTGCGAGGAATCTTCGAAAAGGGCGTGACTGTGTGGCGTTCTCCTCAGCGTATCGGTAACACGAATGTTCGCAACAATCGAATTGACAAGACTGTTAGGGTGAGACTTAGTGAGTAAAAAGGATTATGTGCTTAATGGCATCTACAAGAAAATCATGGCATCTCCCCCGTCCTCATCCGAGGCGAGACAGGCGCAACTCGAACACATGTATAGGCGTCAGTTAATGGGCAAGTGCCTTTCTCGGTTTACTTGGGAGGGACTGCCTAATGGGATTGACCCACGTTTTATTGAAGCAACTATCTTCAATAATGGGTACTCCGTGTTTTATTTCGATAGTTTCTTTGAATTGTTTATGGCAATGCCCGCAACAATTTCGGGGCCACTGGACATTCAGGACAATCCAACTGGATACCGCGTAACCCGAAACGGTGTTTATTCTCGCGAGGTGAGAGCTTCGGATTCGGTGTGTATCTGGGGCAATCAGGTCCGAGAACCGGAAATCGACGTTGTGCTTTCGTATGCTGCGCGGCTTGCTCAGATTGACAGGACAATCGAAATTGATCTGTTGAATGAACGCAACCCGATGATTGTCGCGTGTTCGCAGGACCAGCGCCTTACCATCCAGAATCTCATCTCTAAGATTTACGATGGCGAGCCCGTTGTGTGGGGCACCGAGAATATGAGTATGGACAATCTCGCCAACACGATAGGTGTGTTCCCGCTTAACCAGAATGCTGGTGCTGGCGCTGTTTCTTCGATCAAGCATATGGAGTCCAAGTCCAAGATTTGGGGCGAAGCGCTCACAATGCTCGGGATTATGAATGTCAATTCTGAAAAGCGTGAGCGCATGGTGGTTGAGGAAGCGGCCGCCAATTCAGGTCAGGTGCTTGCATCTCGTGAGTCGTTCATGAAGCCGAGGGAACTTGCATGTGAACAGATTAATGAGAAATTCGGACTGAATGTCTCGTGCTACTGGGCGGTTGACGACAATGCTGCACCCAACCTTAATGACTATCTTGCTAATTCCAATTTGACAACCTATGGGGGTGACGATGTCAGTAACAACGATAATGCTTCGTGACGTTGTTAAGTTAACCAATGACCACATTGGACTTGACGATTATCCGATTTTTGATGAGGCATATCGAAAGACTCTGAATGATCGAATCAAGAAGACTTATTGGCTTCAAGAAATTGCTCACGAGACTATCGACATCTTTATTTGGCGATTAAGCCTTAAGATGGAACTGATTATGCCCCGATATAATCGAATGTATCTCGCTGAACTGCAAAACACAGACCCGTTCGAAGGCAATCGCCACTACAGCGAGACCAGCCAGGACGGTAGGTCCCAGAATTCGGGGATCAATCACCAGACCGGCAGCGGCAGTGGCACCAACAAGTCTAAGGGGCGCACCGTGGGATCGGACACTCCTCAGACACGGCTTGCGGGCGATGGGGACTATGCTACGAGTATCAGTGACGCGAGCACTTCGGGTGACACCACCTCACGCAATGAGTCGGATAGCACGTCTTCGTCGAATAGCAACTATCTCAACAATCAGCATTCGAGTTCATGGGGTTATTCGGGCTCTAAGGCGCGAGCAATTGCTGACTATCGGGGAACATTGCTTAATGTAGATGATTTAGTTATTGCGGAACTAAGTGATTTGTTTATGGGATTATGGGACACGGATATGCCCCACACTCCTGGAGGACTGATTAATGGTTATTCTTTCGGACTAGGACTTGGAGGATATTATGGCTACTGGTGACGACATTATCGGCTCTATTGACCAGGCGCTTTGGCGTGTTCAGTCGCGGTCGGTGAACAACATTACACCGTTTACTTATCGTGACGGGCTGACATATATTGACGTGCTTGAGCGAATTCGTTCCAGCGTTATTGACGTTATTACTTTTACAAATTCCTTTGGCGAGGAACAGGATAAGATCATCGCCAAACTGAATGAGACGGTCAACAATTTCATTACTGAGGTTGAAAAGACTTACTCAGGTTGGAACAAGGAACTAGACGCCAAGAAGACCGCGCTTGAGTCACTAATCGAAGACTTCAAGCGCCGCCTTATTGACGCCGAATTCCGTGAGGTTGACGGCAACTACATTGAAGCACCACTTAAGTCGCCTGCCGGTAAGCGGGTTACGCTGACGACTAAGGCGTGGGGAGACGCGCTAAAGGCCCAGAACACTCAGTTTCAGGCAGAGATTCAGGGTAAACTGGACCAACAGCGCAGGGACTTCGACAATCGTTTCCCGACCTACTACACGAAGACTGAGGCTAACGATATCTTTCTTGAGGACCCTAAACTCACTGAGGGGGTAGTCATTGGTTCGTCGAATGCCACGATTGAAGCAAGCCGCTGGACTGAGAGTCTTTGTCGGGAACTGGGGCTGAATCCGAATGTGTATGCGATTGGTGGTGGAGGTTTTACTTCAACCTCTGACAACAATTTCCTAACCCAGTTGGATAATGCTAAGCAGGGAATGTCTGAGGATAAGCGACGCAGAACTAAGTACTTGTTTGTGATCGACTTGCTTAATGATATTCGAGCACAGAATTCCGTGAGTGACAAGGCGTCAACCTTTTTTAGGCTTGCGCGTCAGTACTTTCCCAACGCGGATATTCGAGTGCTTCCGGTTATCTTCAATGAGTCGTCATTGAATGAGTATGTTCAGATGGCTCGATCATGTGTGTCCAGAACATTCGAGGTTGTCAACGCTGGCAAGCCCTATGGCGCTGTTGTGTGTGAGGGCTCGCGCGGCTGGGTTCATTGGGGCGATGAACAGGCTAAGTCCTGGGACCAGGGGCCTGACAATGTGCACATGACCGCATCGGGATATACACATATCAAGGAACTGTTTGAGGTGTGGCTCAAGGGTGGTTCGAGTTGGTTTAACCCTCCGGCGATGGCTCTGCACACGCTGTCTGACGGTACTGTGGCAAAGGACTACAACTACCTCACGTGCGAGCGCGATAGGGACTGGGTTTACATTCAGGGAACATTCAAGGTTGGCACAAATAATGTTGGATACGATGGTCGACTAATGAGTATTCCTGGGTGGGCACGCCCGTACGATGGTGTCATGTCACCCATTATTGGAAACGACAGGACATATAAATACCTATATGTTGCCAAGACAGGAGGAATTTACGCAGGAGATATTCTCTCAGCAAATCAGACCTATCAGGTAAACATGACCTACAAAATCTGGTGAGTAGACAGGAGTAGCCTGCCCC